GTTAGAGATTAGCGTAGTCTCTTCTGCTGGACCCCAGCTGAAGTCGCCAACAAACGCACCGGTTGAAGTTTGTACATTTGGCACCACCCCCGTAAGGTCGATCTCCTTGACCGTAATGGCCGGAGACGCAGAAGGAGTAAATAACGCCATGACTTTTGTCCTCTTTAGGGTTTATAATAAGTGTCCATGATAAGAATGATCAATTCATCTTATTTATAATAAGACAAATTTTACATGTCATTCGAATATTCTATGGCCCACTCACCACCAAATTTGTCTTGGGTTTCTAATCTTGCTATCTCTTCACTACCATCATCGATGATACCGAACGGAACGATATCATCCTCTATTTGCTTCATTTTATCCTGATATAGCATTTGTTTTAGATTAATATCTGTCATATCGGAAAACATCTGGGTCTGGACAAAGTAACCAAACATAACCAGATTCATCATTAAGTCGTCGTGGTTACCTTCAGAAGCTTCGTACGATTGTCCTTTACCGATAAACGTGGAACATTCTAAAATAGTAGTTTCATCACATATTTGGATTTTGCCAGTCTCCATAATATCCTTAATACCAGAACAACCAATTCTCTTAACTTTTCTGGTCATTTCTATACCAAGTGCGTTCGCCTTCACAGCGGATTCTACGTGCATGTTTTCGTATTCATAATCATGATATAGACCGTTGCATACAAGTGCACCTTGGTCATTCGACTCAATAACAACATAAGCTTCATTATATAATTTTGCGTACTTATATATAGTAGTAGGGAAGAGAATGGGTGAGATAGTGTTACAGCGATATACAGCAACCTGTTTAAAAGGTTTTGTGCTAATATCGATCAAATTAAAAGTAGAATAATCCTGTCCTCTTCCCTTACTTACATCCACAGTCATAACATATTCATGATCTTTTTTAGGCTCACTATAAACTAAAAGATCCCCACCTTCTAGAACACGTATAGGTGGCTTGGCCCGTAACTTCATTAAAGTCTCAGCACTAACTAGCGTATCACCAGTACCAAAGAATGTATTACCAAATTCCTGATCGAACTGTAATTGTGACGTATTAGCAATAGTCGAGTTTTTCCAATTTTCATCTCGTCCTGGTACGTCCCACCAATCCACTCGGAATGGTTTGAACTCGTTCACACCCTGCTCTGCACCTTGCCAAATATTATAGAACATATTACCAATACCATTTGCAGTAGAGGTAACGATTACTTTTGTATCTTTACCAGCCGATATAACAGGATATGTTGATGTATAAAATTCTGCTGCACGCTCAACGAACGCGAACTCGTCGAGGTAGAGTAAGTTTACTGATAAACCACGAATAGAACTACCACTAGTAGCTGCAGCAAGAATACGACTGTTATTACTAAACTCAATGGATCCTTTATTAAGCGCCTTACAACCAGGCTGTAAAAAGAAAGGAATATTTTCAAGCATAAGCGTAACGCGGGATAACATTTCCCTTGCCGTTGCGCCTTTGTTAGCAAGAACCGCAATTGTTTTCTCGGGATTGAATAACGCAAACCAGAGTAAGTAGGCGCATGCCGAGATCGATTTGCCCGATTGTCTGCAAGCGAGGACAATAGAAAACCTATGCTCATTGAAAGCCTCAAACATTTTTTTCTGATAGGGGTATAGTTGAAACGGAACTAATCCTCTATCAAGTGAGATTACCTTACAATAATTTTCTGCAAAGTATGCTGGATCATTCATACACTTTGCATATTCTTGTATTAGATCAGCGGTCCATTCCTGGGTTACGCCATCTCTTTTGACGTTTATGTTACCGAGATAAGTGTCATTCATTATCATTTAGTCTGGGGGTTATATCTACCACGTTGGATAGATCTTGCTCCTCACTTTTTTTCAATAATTTCTGTAGTTCAGCAGTAGATCCTACGAATAGATTATTTGTAGTACTACCACCTGGAAGTTCCTTTGGCTCTTCCGTAATATCCTTATGTTTCTTATTTAGGTCCATAAGTTTATCGTTCACATCAGCAACATTTTTAATTAACCCTGATAACACTTCGAACGCTCGCGGGTGCTCGCTCTCGCGTGCGACCTCAATCATTTCTTCAAGTGCATCTCTACCTTTGTTGATTAGATCAAATAAGGTTTCTCTTGAATAATCATAATCCGATTTTATGTTGTCATGCTTCATGATGCCGCGCTATCTGCTGCTAATGTTATATTGGTTGTAAATCCGTAATCGCTGTCAGGACTTACACCTAAAGGATTTGGAAGTACCTGGATAGTTTCAAGTTTAATATCTGAATCTGCCCCAATAGTATATAGCACGTTACGTACGTCACGAATAATACCACCGCTTTCTATTGGTCCATAGAAACTGGCGTGCATACTAAAATCTAATGTATAGATTATAGTTCTTCTTTGTTCAAGCACCCCTTCGTAATCGTCAGCGTATGTGATACCATTTAGAATAATAGGAACATCTTCTAAGAAATCACTTATAAGCGAGAATGGTTTAATCGTTAGAGAATACTGAGGATTAAAGTATGGTATGATTTGTTCTACAATTTGTAGTGCATCATCTTGCTGTCTTGCATATATGTTCAATTGAAATGTAAGAATATATGGCGATTGCTGTTGAATCGAGTCTCGTGTGGTGACTGATCCCTCCGTAGCATAATTAAACTTTATCTGTTTGTTCAGTTGTCTTTCTGGGGAATATTGTAAAGAAACCATTTCAAAGGACATACGGGGAAGCTTAACTGCGACCTGGGTATTCTCTCTTAAATCAGGATTTTCCCTAATACGATCCAAGAACTTTTCTCTTGGAGCATACGCTAATGGAACCTTAACCTGACTTAATACTTGACCCGATGCATCTTTCCGGAGAACGTATATGCCATTAAAGAGCGAGCCAAACATTGCGACGCTCTTACGGATTCTTTCATGGTAAAAATAGTTAAACATTAATCAGGTTCTCCAAATGGATTACTTTCACTGAAGTCTAAGAAATCTAGATCAGCTCTATCAAATTCATCATTTTGCTCATTTGCAGATATGTTATTGGTTTCGGTGATAGCAGTCACTAAAGCAAACGATTGTGCTCTACCAAACTCAGTTTCATCTGGACCATATACGAGTGTAGAAGTTGCAAACTCATGATACTTACCATCATCTGCACCAATGTGTACTAGATGTAGAATGTTATCGGAATCAGAGAATGCCGCAACCTCACCTGACATAGTAACACCGCTGGCAAGAGTTTGGGTAACAATGTCACCTTGCTCAAAGCCCTGTGATGCGCTATCAAGTGTAAGACTATATCTATAAGCATAATCTCTCTCAATATTATCGATATCTGTGATACCTGTATCAAGATCTTCATCATTGTAAGCGAAGAGCTCACACCGAAGTTTAAATACTGGTAAGTCTTTCAATTGATAAAATGGCTGTTCATGCTCTACATGCATAATTTCAAAAAGTTTATTTGTCAGAGGAAGATAAATTAAATCACCTTCAAAGGGACGAACATTCGATAGGTTGTCATGCCTACCTACTGCACTTGTCCACCTTCTACGAGAAACTACAAAGGTTGCAGCGTCTCGAATCTCTACACCAAATTTAGTGAATAGATCTCCCTCACCGTCAAATCCTTCAGTGTTCTCGATGTACATCTCAATCTTATGTGCCGATCCAAATTGAGAAGGTATGTCCTCAGCAAGGATTTTATTTTCGTTTATCAAGGTTCTAGGTAGATAATACACATCCTGCCCATAAATTTTAAGGGCTTCTAGAACAATATCCTCATAGAGTAATTGTTCGTTTCTGGTACCTTGAGTGAAGAATGGATTAGTAGCCATCGATTATCCCATCATAAAGTCGGGTGGCGTTTCAAACTCTAATCTAATTCTTTCCCTTAATCTGTCTATATCTGACATTGCATCGTCATATATTTGTCTACCATTAATCGTAACGCCGCCGGGTAATTGCATACCTTCGAATTTAATTAGGTTCTGTCCCCATTGCATTTTGAATAATGCAGTGGTATATTCCTTGAGCCACATATCATTGTAGACCTTAGTGGTATCCTCGGGATTAATTAAGCTATAGTGTTCATATACTATATAATCACCTTCTACGATATCTTTATCAACAATATCCCCGTGAATGTATAGCCTATCCTGATTTCTAGCATATACTACCTGTGGATATCCGTTTAATGTGATATCTAATGTCGTAAGATATTGCTGCATTTGCTCGTAATATCCAAGGTCACCCACATGTGCAGATAATGTCGCGATATCATTTAGCATCATCTGATATTTTATATCAAACATTCCTCTAGTAGCATTAAATGTGCTAGATATAGGAAACATTCGAGTGACGTATAAGGTATCTGAACTAATGCTGATATACCTATTTGTAATATCAGTAGCCGTCATCAAATGGGAGGTATATGTTCTGTAAACCGCATCACTATGAAATTCTTGATAGTATTGGATCGCCTCATCGATGCGATCTTCCA